GCCAGTTTTGTTACCATTCTCAAACTAACTTCACGTAATCGATCGGTATTGGATTCCATAAAATTAACTACTTCTTCCTCACCGGCTTTACCGAAGTTATATGTATTAAGCATTCCGTCTCCGACAATCTGCTTTACACGAAGCATCTTATCGTGCATTGTATCAAGTGTCAAGTCCAAGTAATGACATCTTGAAAGAATCGCTTCCAAGTGATCCTTGATCTTTCCTTTGACTTTATCAAACTTTAAGTTTGTAATAAAAATTACTGATCCGCAAAATTCAAATTTCTCCGGAACACCTTCTCTGCGTAATGCTGAACTCTCTGTGTTCCAACTAATCATTCGCTTAGTACTGGAATCAAGTGCCGCCTTCAACAAGTTCAAACTAACTTCGTCCCAAAGGATGCTATCACAATCATCAAGTACCAACACGCTTCCTGGATCTGCATACCTGTAAAGTAACTGGTACAAACCAATTGCACTTGCCGCACCTTTTTCAGTTCCAAACTTAATTGTGTTTCCGGCAAGTTTGTCAAACATACTATTCTTTTCCAGGATCTTTTCAACACCGTAACTTTTACCAACTCCTGGAGGTCCTGTTACAACCATTCCACGTACAATACCATCAATTGATGCTTGTGCCATTTCGTCTAAAATATCGAAACGCTCTGCAATTTCTGCAATACGTTCTTCGTCTGTTTTTTCTGCTACAACTACTGGTGCTTCCTCAATCATAGTCTCTCCGTCTCCAAGGTTTACATAAGGTGCATAATTGTGACTGGTAGTTTTAACTCGAATGTTATTGTCAGCGGTGCGAATAGTAATAAAACCATCCCATCCGTCTTTTGGGGCGTTAAACGGCTGATATTCTTTTACAAGAACTCCTTCTGTTCCTTGCATTCCTTGTCCTCTATAACTTCCACCTGTTAACGTTACCTGTGTTCCTGGCTGTATGTACATGCTGTCTCCTGTTTGCCTGTGTTTGCCTGGTTGTTTAACTCAATATAATAATTATACGCTCTCGAGACTAAAAGGTCAACCTTTTTGTTCAATTTCTTTCATTTTTTTTCTATTTTTTGTATTTATTGAAGGTTTTCTATGTCAGGATCCACAAAAAGTTTAACTTCCTTGTCAGTATTGGCCCAATCTGGATACATTTCTATTTCGAATCCATCATAGTGCCGTGATATAACTATTGTCTCTTTATAAAACTCAGCAAGTTTTTTTGCTTCGTTTTTAGCGGCCTTTAATGTTTGAAATAAACCCGACTCTTGTTCTATCATAAAGTTATATCTTCTAATCCAGCGACTCTCAATTTAATAACATTATTAATTTGAAATTGTTTGGCTTCAAGGGCCTTCATTAGCCCATGATATTTGTTACGAACAAAAGCAATCTCGTTTATTAGTCCTTGTAAGTCTAACACGGATTGCTCTCCATCAACATATTTGTCAACATCTCTACTTGATAATGCTCTTTCGTAATGCTCTAAATATTTTCTAAAAAGCCTGCCACGTTCTCTTCGCATTTCAATATTGAGATGTTCTAATATACCTTCAAGTTCTTGTAATTGATTGAATCTGTATGCCACAATACCCGGCATCTCTCTTGAGGTTTTTTCAACGTTGCCTTTCATAGAAACTTCAAGGCCAACATTTTCTAATTCGTTATTATAATAATCAATACAATCAGGAATTTTACTTAAATCCTTTTGTATTTGTATAAACCAAGTTGACATTTAATAATTAAAATCTTCAGGTTCTTCAAATGTGTCATCCAGTTCATCTTCATATCTAGTATCGATAACTGAATCTAATGTTTTGCTATAACCTCTGAGACTATGTAAACTATCTTCTATAGAATAACTATAATTTTCAAAAATTTCAACCAACTGATCGGTTGCTTCTTCTAATTCCTTTTTATCCGTATATGTTTTTAACATGTCAAACATATCGTGAAAAAAAGCAACATCAATATCATTCATCTGCATTCGGCAAATCCTCTTGTATTTCTTCGTTATTTATAAGAGTCTCGGCCATTTTAACAATAGTATCTGCCTGAATTTCTCTATCACCGGTCTCATTAATTACTGTTTGTAATTTTTCGTGGCTCCAATATTTACGGAACTCTTTAATTTCGTTACCATCTTTGGTTTGGTATTTTAACTTATTACCATCCTTTACAATGACGCCTGCTTTTTCAAACAAATCTAAACAACCACTGTAAGGATCCATTCCAGTATCGTATGGTATTTTAACTTGTACACTTTCAAACGGTTTTGCAAAACGTGTTTTCATTACTTTACAAGCCGCTCTAATACCACGTATATCTGTAATTTTGTTTCCTGATTCGTCTTCTTTAAGTTTAAGTTTTTTCATTGCAACAACAATAGACGAAGCATATATAAATCCTTGTCCACCACTAATCTTATCATCTGGATCAAACATATCTTGTGATGCATATGTGTGATTAGTAGCAACTATTCCGACTGGATGTCCTGCAATTAAATTAACACTATTACGAACAAGGGCAGTCAATGCTTTGGGTTTTCTACCCATGTCGCCTTTCATGTCGCCTCTTTCAAATTGATCAACATCAGTTGGTGTAAGTAACATGCCTAATGAATCAGTTACAAACAAAACTTTTTGACGTTCTTCGTAAGGTACATCTGAATATTGTTCTTTATACCCTTTCATAAATTCACTTACAAATTTAGCAACTTCATCAATCATTGATACACCAAATCGCATAAGTTTATCATCGGCTGTATCAACACCAATTGCTTCTAGCCAATCTGAATCTAGGGCATTTTCTGAATCAAGTATAATAGGTAGAATACCTTGTTTTTGTGCCTGTTTTACTAAGTTACCGGAACATATATAACTTTTGCCGGATCCACTTTCACCTGCAAAACATGTAACTCTACCAAGCGGAATACCTTTACTAAAGTCTCCACTAATCAAATAATTTAAAGCATAGTTACCGGTACTAATCCAATCAACAGGATCGTGAAATCCTACTGCCATTCCCGGTACTGCTTTTGTAATACTATTTCTAAATTTAGAAATATCAAATGGTTTTGACATTTAATTCCTCAAGAAAATGCGGGGCATCTCTGCCCCGCTGATTTAAGATATATCAGGAATTCTTGCGTTCACGGATCATTGCAAGAATTTGATCGGCCGAAGGCTTACTGCCGTCAGTTGCCTCTTCAGTTGCCGGTTGCGGATCTGCTTTGGGCGTCTGTTCTTCTGCTTTGGGTTGTTCAACAGTACTTGCAGTTTCGCTTATAGTGGGTTCTGGAGTAGGAACTGTTTTGGCTTTACCCTCAGTTTTACTCATGCCGGCTGGTGTGTAATATGAACCCCATTTTGCTGGGTCATATAAATCGCCGGCTACCGAAGCCTCAAACATTTCAAAAATTGCTTTAACTTCATCATCGTTTGGTTGCTTTGGCATAAAATCGTTAAGTGTATGCAGTCCGTTTGATTCAACTGCGGTTCTTTCAAACTCGTTTAATGCTCTTTCTTTACGAGCCCAATTAGATGTTGAATAATCTGCATACTGACCTTTTTGGGTCTTGGTAAGTTTAAAATCTGTACCATTTTCGTAATCGGTTGGAATCTCTGGAAAGTCAGGATCCATTAATGCCGCCGATATAATTTTGTAAATTGACGGATTAATAATAAATCTACGAATTGGATTTTCTGGAGTTTCGTCGTCTTTAAGTGGATTTTCTACTACAAATCCTTGAAAGATATAAGACCGCTTTTTCCAATACTTACGAGCTTCGTTCTCTAAGGACGGGTCTTTAAACCAAGGACGAATTTCTGCGTGGACTGGGCATTCTTTTCCCCACATCTCTACACAAGGTACTTGTACTAAAATATTTCGGGTCTCGTCTTGGCCTTTAACTCCCGGAAATGGAATCTTAATCATTTGGCGTTCTTGCCAAAAGAAGGTATTCTCTGCATCATTATCAGGTAAAAATCTTAATGTTGCGGTTGTGTTTTCTGGGATATTCCAAAAGGGATATATTGCATTGTCGGTAGTAAAGTTACCACCGGATCTTGATTCTTTTTCGATCAACTTAGATCTGATTTCTGCTAAGGTAGGCATAGTAATTCTCCTATATTTGCCGTTAATTGCCTGGATCATGATTGCTATTTGCATTCATAAACTATTATAACATAGAGCTTGTATTAAAGTCAACCTCTTATTACAACACTATTTATTACGGATACTCCTATATCCGCTACTTTCATGCTGATAACCCGCCGCCTGCTAGTGCTCCACTTATTGTAGGTCCTGTTTTTGGACTTAATGATTTCTTTGGGGCCGGGGACGAGGATGGGGATTTTGCTATGTTTCCAATCTTCCCTGCTTTTGTCGTCTGCTTTTTTTTCTTTTTTCTTCTTCTATGTTTGCCTTTTCTCTTATCGAGATCACTTCTGTCAATGTCGCCGCCGAGCCATACCGACTCGTCGATTATTTCTTGTATTTTCATGGTGAAGTTCCCCTGCCCCCTGGTCCTGTTGTGCCTCCGCCTGCTAATGATACATTTGCGGTTGGTTTATGTTTTGGTCCACCTTTTGTTTTAAAGGGCTTGAGCGGCTTGCTCTTCTTGGGA